CCTGTGGAGGGGGCACTGCTAAAGCTGACGCACCTTGGGGGCTCTGAGGCGCTGGCGCGGGTGTTGGCCCTGCGGGTTGCGCTTGGGGGCTCGGTGTAGCGCCTGATGTGGCTGCTACGGGGGACGCTGGCTGTTGTTGCCCCTTGATGGCCGATGCAAGCTCTCTAGCGTAGGCTTGACGCCCCATAGCGTTCTGTTCGTTAAGTGCCTTGCGCTCGTTATTCACGTTGCGCTGCTGGAACGCGCCCGCTGCACGACTGCCCAAAGCACCCAGCGTCTCTAGGGGGTTGCTAGCCACGAATACGTTGCCAGCTTGACGCCCTTGGGGCATGGCACTGTCTAGCAGGGTGTTGGCGTTCTGCTCTTGGGACTGTAGCAGTGCCCGCTCCCCCTCGTAGTCTTTGTAGATGGCCTTTAGTTCAGCTTCGTCAAACTTGGAAGGGTCAATGCCCTTCTCAGCCATGTACTGAAGGAAGATAATGTCCTCTTCAGGCTTTTTCTCTTTAGCTGCCACCGAACAATCCTCCTGTGTAGGCACTGATGCCCGCGTTGACTAAGCCGCCAACGCCTGACATAAGCCCCTGCTGTGATGCTTGATCAAAGTTACCTTGGTCAACGGCACCCTGATAGATAGGTGCGGGCTGTGCGGCCTGTGCTCCGGTGAAGCTAGGCATTTGCGGAGCCTGAACTTGCTGACCACTAAGCAGTGCGTTGATCTCGTTAAGGCTGAAGCCTCGCTGCTGCATTTGCTCAGCCATTTGCTGCTGACGAATAGCCGTAGCGTACTGCGAACCCTGCAACGCCTGTTGATAGTTCTGGTTGTTGGCCGACATATTCTGACCAAACTGCTGTTGAGCGGCTTGGTTATAGAAGTTGCCCTGCTGGAGCTCTTCCCCTGTTGCCACACCTCGGCGGGTAACATCTTGACCGAACATTTGGCCGGACTCCTGGCGTCCTTCCCCAACGGCTCCCCATGTGGCTTGGTCGTAGGCGTCGGTTTCTTGCCGCCCGAGACTCTCCATTTGGGACTTCCATGCCTCGTCCTCTGGGCCAAGGCCCTGATTACGCATTTTAATCTCTAGCTGCTGACGTTGGCTGTCAAACTTAGGCTGTAGGCGTGACTGTGCCTTGCTGAACATGGCGTCTTCTGCGCGCTCACGTATGCGGTTAGGATCACCAATCTCGGGGGCACCACTAAAGTCAACGCTTTGCTGTGTACCCTCGGGAACTGTGAACTGGTTGGCTACGTTCTGTCCCATAGGCGACAGGTTGTCCCACTGCATCGGGGTGCCAAACTCTTGGCCCATACGACCAGTCAAGCTACCCGCTACGTCTGTGCGGTCGCCCTGAATGGCAATTTGCTTGTTCAGTATGTCTTGCAGCTCAGGCGTCAACCCTTCTGTTTGCTGCCACGTAGTCACAGACTGACCACTGGAAGGGTCAATTTGCTGCCCAGTGTCCCAGCTTGTGTAGCCCCAAGGAGTCACCTGCGTGGGTCTATTAGCGTAGGTTTGATCACGTACTACGGCTTCGTTAGCTTCGCCTTGTGCGACCGCTGCGCCTGCGTAGTCTGGTGATTTACTCTTACCGCCCATGTTCTGTCTCCTTAAAGAGGTATTCCGCCAGTACCATAATTAACACCGCCGCCGTTGCTGTACGGATTAGTGAAGTCATAGTTATACTGTGGAATGGTGTTTGTGTTCACCGTCGCTGGGCCTTGATATCCTTCTATCGGTGCCGCGTACCCTACGGGGATGTTCCCTGGCAGATTGCCATCTTGAATGCCTACGTTGGGTAGACCCTGCCAGCTAGGCTGGAACGGTGCTGGTGTCTGGCCTTGTGAGGCCTGTTGTCTAATAGCCGCCGCCTGTTCTGCCTGACGTTGTGCCGCACTGTCCTGTTGAAGTGCCGCAAACTGGTTACGGTAAAAGTCGTTAAACTGTCCCCAGTTACCTAGCCCGCCGCTGCTTTGTTGCTGACCACCACCTGAGCCCCCACTGAGGCCACCAGAGCCACCCGTAGGGTTGCCCCCTGTATTGCCACCCGTGGGGGTGCCGCCGCCTGTAGAGCCACCTGTAGGCGGTAGCTGCCCACCATTGGAACCCATACCGTTCGTAGGAGGTACGTTGCCTCCGCCCCCCGTAGCGGGAGGGTTAAGGAAGTTGTCTGCCCAGCTTTGTGGAACGTACCAGTCTTGGTAGCCATCGCTGTTCATACCGTTGCCAGCGACAAACGCGCCATCAATGTTAGTAGCGTCGTTGTAGTCAAACCCAGGGATATCTGTGGTTGACACCATTCCAGCGGTAGAGGGCTGTGGTCCAAACGTGGGTGAGCCGACGGGTTGCTGTGGGGATGTGACTGCGTTTCTATCCGTGCCCTTGAGCATTGCCCACTGAGGTCCCCAAGCCATCAACCCTTCTGAGTCAGTTAGGTCAATGGGGTTCATAGCGCGTAGCTCTTGCACACGCAGAGCGTAAGCTGCTCCAGGGTCAGGCTGGAACGGTGTAGCGGGTGCCTGACTGGTTGGGGCGGGGGTAGAGTCTAGTTGCGCTTGAGTGTACTGTGTGCCAGTGTTACGATCCATACCGTTACTAGACGGAGGTGTGGTCGGCATGGGGTTACGAGCCAACTGCTCGGCTTCTGCCGCAGCCTTGATGGCCCTACGCTCTTCTGGTGTAGCAGCGTTCGCGCCGTACAGAAGTATGTCGTAAATCTGGCTGTCCGATAACAGCGACATGTCACCGTAGTCACCAGTTGATGCGCTGAGTCCTGTGTAGTTATACGCCATTACGCGGCCTCACTAATGTGCTGGAGCCAAGGTGACGACTGGCGGTCCATACGAGTTATGATGTAACCCACACCGTCGTCAAAGGCATCCGGAATTTCTGCAACGTGCTTCATACCGATGTGCTCATTGAACTTACGTGCCGCCATATTGTCACTAGGTGTTAGACCGAATATACGCTTCCGGTTACGGTTAATGAACACTTCGTGTGCTACAGCTTCCAAGAAACCGTAGCGCAGAACAATCGGTGACTCTATAGCCAAGTGGATATTGCAAGAACTAGCTGTGAAGCTGTCAAACACTGCTGCCGCCTTTATCTCGCCTGTATCCTTGACTGCCATTATACCACACGAATCCGCACACAGTATAGGCCGCGCTACGCGCTCTACCCATTCCCAGTGTGCCTTGGTGGACAGGGGTGTCATGTATATCATAGCGGCCCTCCACGTGTGAACATAACGTCCCAGCTTAGTAGTGTGAACAGCCCGCTAGAGCTGCCCACGGTTGAAACAGCAACCATGCGCCCGATGCCCATATCACCCACTATAACTTCTTGCGGGGTAGGGCTACCGCCCCAGAAACTAAGGTTCCAACTGTCGGTGTCCCATATAGCTATGTTCGTACCGCCCGCTATCCCTGGCGAGGCTGCGCGTTTGTTCACGTTAAAGTCGTAAATAGCGCGTGAGTTGACCTTAAAGTTACCTGACACGTTCATTAAGGTACGAACGTGGTGTACGTTCTTAAATTGTAGCGGGTTCTGCTCTAGGGGGCCAAACGCGGTGAGCACCTCAAAGCTGCGGGCTACCCCGCCCTCACCGTTGACATCAGTGTTATCTAGACTACCACCGTACAAACAGACCCTTCCGTCCTCTGTACCGAAGTACATACGTCCCTGCCAAACGTCCATGCAGCGCATTGGAATGTCACGCCAGTATGACCACCCGTTAGTCAGGGTGTTTTGGACTAGCTGTAGCGGCTCTTCGTTAATGGTGCTGTCAAAGGGCTGCACTATCGTCATTACGTTCTCGCCTGGATACTGCCCAAGCTGCCACACAGGGTCGCTACTGTCGTCATTTAAATCTTCTGACAGTAATGCCGACACCTTACGGGCGGGGGAGGTGTTCTCGTTGGCTATGTCCTCACCTTGAAGCAGTGTTTGTAGGTCGGTAAGGCCGTAAGACGACAACATAAAGAAGCTGCCGCCAAATTCATTAACAATGCGTCGTGAGTTAGGTACTTCACCGATGTACCACGCGCCAACTACTGACCAATCAGCCAGTGAAGGGTCACTACCTCGGTACAGTAGCACGTCACCAGCGCGGCTTATCGCTACTAGGTAGTCGTCAACACCGTCACCACCGTCAATTGACCAAGTCCACAGGCCAACGAGGTTGCCGCCGTTTACGAACTTGCTCCCAAACGTGAATTTAGTGGCTGCGCCGGATATACTGTCTACTGGCAGGTACCAAGCGTCTGATGAGTTCTTTTCAACTAGCCAGATGCGCTGCTTGTGAACTGTTACGAAGGCTATGTCAGCTACGTCAACGCCTGTGATGCCTGCGGGTACAGACCACAGCCCTGTAGATTCCTGATACTCCCACAAGCCCGCGTCACCATCAGCGTAGAACAGGTAGTGCTCCGCTGCATCACTAGTGAAGTGCGTGTACACGCCTCGGCCCGCTTGCTCGGGTACTGGGTCAGGCTCTGGGCTGTAAAAGTCGGCTACTTGCGTCGGTGCTGTCTCACCGTTGGAGGTCACGTTGTAGATGCCTTCGGCAGTTACCGCAAACAGTCGGTCTTCTGTGTTGTCTTGTGGCTGGCCCTCAAAGGGTATGATGGTACGCACTTCGGAGGGGCAGTTAATGGCCCATTCTACGTACCCTTGTCGCAGCCGTAGCCCTCGTGGCGTAGCCATGAGGTTGTACATCTTAACAGCGTCAGACACTGGCATATTTGCCAGGGAATCAAACGCATTGATGCCGCCAACGCTAGGAGGTATAAACGACGACTGCTGTGTGGGCTGAAAACTAGCCCCCAGAGTGCCTAAGTTTCTACGGTACACCAAAGCCTGTATCTCCAGTGTTGCGGTACGGCGTCAAATACGGGAACCCACGACCGCTGTTGCTGGCCGAAAGTATGGTTGCACCTTTGTCGCGTCCTGCCCGAGCGTTGAACATATTCTCAAACTCTAAGCGGGCGGCACTGGCGTCAAAGCCTTTAGCTTCAAGGTGCTTAACCTTGAGAAACTTAACGATCATTATAGGCTCGTACAGCACAATGTCTGAGCCTGTTTGAACTGTGTCCCTCCGCACCCCTGTTGACTGCTCTTGCACCCAATTACGACTGATGTAGTTAAAGCGCAAGTCTAGGCCAGCGGGCGGGGGGTCAGGGAAGATGTTAAACTTACCGTCAAATATGCGAAAGCTGGCGTAAATGGTCTGATTAATCAGGTCACGCCCTTTAATGTAGGTCCACGTTTGAGCGGTAAGCGGGCCACCAATGGGAAAGTCATTGCTGTGATCCCAGCCTGTTTGGTTAATGAAGTACGCAAAGTCGTCAGGCAAGTCTTGTACTGCCGAATCACCATCAACGAAGGTCTTTGCGTACTCCATTACCAATGCTTCCCACTCGTGGAGCTCAACTAACTCTTGCCCGCACGAGTTCAACAACCCCTTCAACTGCTTGAAGATGGTGTTGGGGGACGCCATTGGGTCTGCGTCATCCTCTAGGCCCACTTCCAAGACCACGCGGTTGAGTATATCGTTCGCTGTCATGTAGCGGGCCATGTGGTTAGTCCTCTAGCTCTTCTTCAGCAGCTTCGTAGGCTTCAACTTTAGCCTGAAGTGCTGCGAGTTGTTGTGCCATAGCCTCCATTTGCGCGTCCTTTTCGGCAGCGTAGGCTGCGGCGGACTCTGCCTCGGAGGCCTCTAGGAAGGCTTGTGCCCGCTTCTTAAGCAGGCTGATGCCCATGATCTTTTGCACGTTAGAATCACTAGCCGCCAAAAGCTGTTCAATGGTCTGAATGTTAAAGAACCGTAGTTCTTCAGCTTGGCTGCGCGTGATTCCAGGCCACTCCGACAAGCGGGTGCCCTCAATGTATTCCTCACCGTCAGTACGGTCCTTGAAGGCCCTGTAGTGGCGGGGGAACCTAGCCTTGTCCATTTCAGAGGCTGGGCGCTCAATAATGCTGTCCTTGTTTCCAGGCTGCATTATTTGAATGTAGGTCGTATCCACGTAAATGGGACGCCCTTCCTCTGCTGATTTGGTCTGGTCTTGACGCGGCTTTGTGAAGAACTTTACAAGCAACGTCTCGTCGCCCATTTGTCGTCCATCACGCGCTGTACCTTCGTGCGCCATTGCTGTAGTTGAATAGTCCGCTTCTAACATTTTTACTTTCTCCTTTTATTACTGAATTAAGGCTTCAGCTTGCCTATATAGTAAGATCAAACGGGTCTGAAGGGCCAATCATTAGACCGTCAGCCTCAGTGGTCGCAAACGAGAGCGTAAGTAGCGTCACACTCCCAGGACCAGCACTAAAGTCGTACCCGTAGATGTCGTTGCCGCCACTACACGTGACAAACAATCTAGTGCTGTCTGGAGACCACGCCACGCCTGTCGCATTTCCGGATGCGCCAGCGGGAAGCGTGACCAGTGTGGCCGCACCCGAAATGTCCCAAACACGAACAGTGGTGTCTTGATAGTAGACGACAGCAATGTAATTACCGTCTGGGCTCCATGCACCATCGTTTGCCCCCGCGTTCTGTGCTACGTCAGGAATAATGGTCGTAGGTACAGGTGCCCCGCTGTCAAGGTCATAAATGATGACAGGCGCAGCGGTGGCGTTTGCAGCGAGTAAGCAGTAGCGGCTGTCAGGACTCCAGGCCGTTCGGCGTGTGCTGAATACGGGCAGCGGTGTGGGATCAGCCAGCTTTGTGAGCGCTCCAGCCGAGAAGCTATAGAAGTAAACGTGCGGGTCTGTGGTTCCAGCGCCCATAGCGAGGTAGTTGCCATCTGGAGAATACGACACGCCAGACGCCCCACGGTTTGTGACTCCAGCGTTAAACGAGCTTGGCGTGACATTAGCGTCGGGCAAGAGTGTTGCAGTAGACCCGTCCCAAGAAAAAGTAGAAAGATACGGCGAGGTGTCGTGGCAAATAGTGAAGTATTCGCCAGTCGGGTGCCACGCAATACTTCTGACAACACCGAAAGTTCTGCCCGTTACGTCACCAATTTTGGACGTGTTTGTACCGTCAAACGAGAGCAGCTCCAAACCACCAGTGGTGGTCCCCGCCAGTATAAAGTCTCCAAGCGGACTAAATGCTACAGAGCGGTAGTCAGTAGCTACGGGGACGTCAATAACATCTGGAATGGTTATTGGCGGTGTCGTAGTGATGTCGAAGGGATACAGGCCAGGACGTCTAGCGTCATCAATACCATTTCCAAGAGCGATAAACGCATACTGCCCACGGAGGCTAGGTGGAGGCGTTGGGCCACCACCGCCGCCAATCTGCTCCCAGTCAGTGGCTTCGGGGTAGTCTATTAGATAGCCCACACCGTTGAGTGACCTGTTGGGTACTGCGCCCTCGGCTGATATAACCATGCGCCCAGCGTCGTCAAAGCCTGCACCACCCGCCCCCAAATAGCTCACAGTGCCATCTATGGTAACTGCTACCCTGCCCTCGGCGGTCATTGGGATGCCTTGGTGGTAGTGGGTGATGGCCCCAGCGTCGTCTACGGCTACCTTACCATCTTCTAGCGGTATGCCTTGGAACGTTCTAATAGTAAACTCAGTCATGCAACCACCACCACGTCGCCAGTGAGTGTGTCGCCCATTACAAAGCCCCCCTCTACTGGGGTTATAAAGTCACACCTGTTGATGCCAGCAGATAGATCAACCGAAGGCATTTCTACAATACTCGAAGGGTCCGTAAGGTCAAAAATACGCACTACGGGCGATGCAAACGCTGTCGTGTAAAAGTACGGAGCGACGTATGCCGCACCAGACGGATTGTACGTGGCACCCATAAACAACGCATTGAGAACAGTCGGAGTTAGTGGGTCAGTGGTAATGTCGACCGAGGTGATGTAACCCGATGCGGTTACAGTCACAATGAACCCGTTATCTCTGTCAATGCCCGCGTGTCTGGGGTCGTTAAGTTCTGGCCTTGTCTGCACAGAAGAGTTTATTGTAAGGCTTAGCGGATTTGAAATGTTTACAGAAGAAACGCTGTCGGTTATATTCTGAATTGAAAAGAGGTTATCACCAACAATGTCAATACTGTACGGCGTTCTCAAAAGCGTCGCGTTATAGAATGTTTCCACAACAGACATATTGGATTGATCAGTAGCGTCAACTACCGAGTACCCACGCTGGCTAGAACTTATCACGGTACCGACGTAAACGTAGTCGCCATTGGCTCTAACTGACTTTGGACCTCCTACAACCGCGACGGTGTCTAAAGTAGCTATAGCGGATGGGTCAGTAATGTCAACGGACACTAGGGCGTTACCGGAAGTATCAGCTACGAACAGTGTGTCGCCTTGTATGTCTAAACCTGGGAACTGTATGCTGCCCACACTTATAGAGTTGCCTGCGGTCAATGTTGTACCGTCTAGTGTGTATGCTTGTACTAGTCCAGGAGAGCTTCCAACTATAACTGTAGAGTTTGAAGCCGCGCCATAGATGATTCCAGCAGCTTGAGCGACAGTAGAAGCTACAGCAAATGACAGTGGGTCTGAAGGGCCTAGACCGCCGCCACCTCCACCGCCTCCGCCACCAGGAAGCTGTACTGGGAAGCCCGTAGGTATCGAAGTTCCGTTTGTGTAATTGATGATCACGTGGGGTAATACTCCACCAAATCTACGTCTGGGTTAGAATTTTCTATCGCGTAAACGGCGCCCCCGTCAGGATGGATAGTAAATCCCCGAGTGTTGTTCCCGCTTAGGTTTGAGCCAGTAGAGGAGCCCGAGAACGTAGCAACCTCTGTCAATGTTCCAGCGTCATTTTCTAACACTACGACCCTGCCTGTGTTGGAGGTCCAGTTGTGGTCAGAAACCGCCACCACCAGCCCCTCGTCGCTCATAGCCGATCGATCATGGTCAGTAACGCCAGTGACAATTTTCTTTGTCACATCCCAAGAGGCTCCATTCCTAGTCAATAGGTAAGACGCGCCATTTGGCGAAGGATTGTCGTCATTAGATACGTAAAGAAGGTCGCCTAAGTAATCTCCGCGAAGTCCATAAGGCGAGTAGTTATTGACCGCCTCCAAGCTGACACCTGAATTGATTAAGTATTCAGTACCGTCATCTACGTACTCAACTACCACCCCCTTGGAAGAGTTCAAGCACCCTACGAAGAGTTTTTCAGGGGCTCCGGAAGGAATGAACAAAGCGATCCCAAACGACGTGACCGCTGGAACCGCGGAAGCGCCGGATAACGTGTCGTAAAGTACGTAGTCTGAGCCGCTCCACTTATAGATAAATATATCTGAAGAGCCACCGTTTGCTTCGTTGATAGCTATCACACTACCGTCAGAAGACATGGTTACATATCGCCCGTAAATAGTGGGCTCGGCCAAGTCTCTGATAAGATACGACGTACCGTCTCTAAAAACAGTGACTACTGCCAGGGAATTACCGAAGTCACTTGCCACGGCGGCTACAGAGCCATCGGCAGAGCAAGCTACTTCAACGCCGAACTTGCAATTAGTGTTTGTCTGATCTCCAGCAAGCTGCACCTCAAGGGTGCTGTCGTAGACCCACGCACCCTTACCACCTACGAACTTAACAACGCGGCCACAGTTGGCTGACGTTGCGGGTAGTTTTGCGTCGATTAGACCTACGAAAAGGCTTTGACCGTCGCTGGAAATAGTCACAGCGCCGAGCCCTAAAGAACTTCCCCCATTTAGAGTATTGGGGTCACTGTCGGCCATAGTGTATCGGTTAGTGGTTATGGCACCTGTCCAGTCTACACCAGCATCAGGGGTAGGCCCATCACCACCACCACCACCACCACTGTCTCCGCCAATAGGCGGAAAGTCCGCTATATCCCAGATCCACTTAAGCTGCTGAAAAATAGCGGACATAGTTTAGGCTACCTCAACTTCGCCCCAGCACCATGCGCCTGTCGGCACCACAGCTCCGGTTTTGTTGAGTGCACCTGTGCCAACTTTCAACTCTGCATCTACAGCGATGTCACCGTCTGCAAGAACAAACGACACTTCGTTGTTGATGTCAGCGTCATTGTCAGTGATGGTAACGTCGTCACCAGCCTGTCCAATGGCTTGGCTTTCATAGAGTAACCGCTCGTCTTCTGACCAGTCAGTATCTTTA